ATCTTACAGCTTCAACACGAGTTGATAACAAACGAGCCATTTCTGTATTTTCAGATTTTAGCCTGTCGATTTCGGCCTGTGCGTCTGGTGGATATGTGTAGAGCGGAATTGCATCGGATTGTTTATCGCGTTCGTTCCATCCATGGCACAGATACGGAGATACTTTTACTTTTTGCAATTCATCAGGCCGCATCCAGATAGAAGGATCAGGCTTCGGCAGTACCGTTTCGCTCGGGACGGCGTCAATCCAGTCAAGAGCGGCCTTGAGCGCATTCAGCAAATCCAGCTTATCCGCTTGGGCGGCTTGCCACGCCTCCCATGCGGTATTGGTTCTAACCAGTATCAGGATGATCATCACGCAGCGTCCTTGAATGCCGGCGCAAGCGCCGCGTATTTGGCCCAGCGCTCGTCAGCGTTGCCAACGAATGCGGCCCAGGCTGCCACCTCCATGCCGGGCACGAGCTCGAGCAGCGCGCAGGCCAGCTGCCGGAGCATGCGCAGCTCGTCGCCATTGATCACCACCCGGTCGTTGATACCATTTCGCCGGCAGCGCTCTGCGGCCTCGATCCATCCGTCGCCGGCGGATTCGGCCGCCCGCTTGAGCCCGGGGTGGTTGTAATAGAGCGCGGCGTCGTAGGCGGCCGAACAGTAGCGGGTGACGATGCGCGTTGTCGCGCCGTGACCATAGCCTTGGGCGACCTCGTGCAGGTGCGCGAGGAAGGGTAGTAGCTGGGTGTCGGCGTCCGCAGCACCAACGCGCTGCTTGCCGGCGATCATCAGCATCGGGTTGCGGGCCGCGCGCGGGATGCGCTTCGGTTTGGTGGTCATGCGGCACCGCCATCATTGATCTTGTTCATGCTGCTTTCTCCTGTTTGAGTATCCCGCGCCCGATCATCGTGATTCGCATTCTGGCCGTAGCCAGTCGGCGTTTTGCCGCTTTGCGCTGCTGGATTAAATCGTGTGCGCACAGGCAGGCGGGGCAGATTGCCAGTTCTTCGCGGATCTCGGAATCGGTTAGGTAGTCGAACTCGCCATCAATAGCCACTGGCTCATATGCGATGTGAAGATGTGTCACGTCATCACCGTCTTTCCACTTTCCGTCTTCACCTGAATATTCAAACCGCCCTTTGACGCCATTGCAGCCATGCAGTGCGGACTGAAGGTCTTTCGACAGTCGTTTAACATCAGCTTGCGCCAGCGCGATATTGCGAATTGCGTCTAAGGCGCGTTGACCTTTATCCATTATTCCTCTCCCGCCTCATACCCAGGACGCATCACCAGCGATTCGCGCCAGTCGATTCCGATGGTGTCTATTGGCAATATATGATCGATACGCGCTTGAGCGTGCCATGATCCCCACGCACTTGTGCCAACATCTGGGAGAGTGCTATAACCAAATACGTGGCCGTCAGCATCCATTGCCACATACACAATCTCAGGCCGCAACACGCCCCAAGGAATGACGAGCTGACGGGGCTTGAGGCGGTAGCAACTGCTCAGGTGGATAAACGAGTTGCGTTTTCCCATCCACACTCCATCCGGCTGATAAGACTCCACGCTCGCCGGATCAGCAACCAGCGCCTCGACAATCTCGCTACGCTGTTCAGGCGTCATGTCTCTAAATTTGATCGGTTCCATTGTTTCCGCTACTCCTTAAAATGTAAGTTGTTAGTTGCCATGGGGCGTTTCCCTTACACATTTTGATAAACATTTCTTTTTGTCCGGACCGGGCGGCGGACTCGGCGGACCTAGCGGACCGGGCGGACCGGGCGGACCGGAAGGCGCGTTGACCGTTGTCCATCATCACTCCCATGAAAAAGCCGCCTCAGTGGGCGGCGTGTTAGGCTGTTTAATACCGAGTCGTGATGCCATGCTTCTGCCTGAGCGACATTGCTCAATAGGAGATAAAAATGCATCAACTCACTCTGCAAGAAGTGCAGAAGGCCATTGCGCAAGCGCAGCCATCTCAACTCATGCTACTGAAGCAATCTGCCAAAAATTGGATTTATGAAGAACAGAATGGCGTTCTCAAGTTTGAGCTTGGCGTTCGTGATGCGCTTGATCGACTGCTGATAGCGTAAGGTCAGGAAGTCCTCCGGTCACGCCGCCACCAGCATCGCCTGAATTACATCCCGCGCGACCGGCGGGCAGACTGCATTGCCGAGCATGTGCATGGCCAACTTTGAAGTTTCCGGCAGGATGTAATCGGCAGGGAATCCCATCGCCGCCCTGGCCTCTTGCACACTGAGCATGCGCATCCGGTCGCCGTCGACAATCCCCCATCGATCTCGGGTGGTGATCGTGCCGATCGGGCGGGCGATGCTCCGGCCGCCGCGCTCGTTGCCGTAGTACGCCGTCAAGAACCGCTCACCGTGCTGCCGGCGCCCGTTCTCGATCCGCTCCAGTGTCGCAGCGGCTCGCCCGGGCTTCTCGATCTGCGACCACTTCCCGCCGTCGAAGTCGATGATGCCGGACACTGGGACGTGCTCACGCTGTGGCAGGTTGAGCATCAGCGGGTACTGACTGCGCGTGCCGACGATAAAAAGCCGCTCACGGTTCTGCGGTACACCATGGTCAGCAGCGTCAACGATATGCGGAGACAGGCAGTAGCCCAGCGCTTCCATGGCCATACGCCATGCTGGGTACAGTGACCACTGCACAAATTCAGGCACATTTTCGATGATGCAGAACTGCGGACGGTGGTACTCGGCGGCAGAGACGACTGCCCAGGCTGTCGAGCGGCTGGCATCGTGCTGTGGGTTGCCGTGCTCTTTGCCGCGGGCTTTGCTGTGGCCTTGGCAGCAAGGGCTTGCCATCAGCAGGTCATGTGCCGGCACTTCCATCCACCGCGCCTGATGCAGGTCTTGGCAGGCATGCCGCGCGCCCGGATGATTGGCTTCGTGAATCTCAACCGCCGATTGCCAGTGGTTTGCGGCCCAGACGACATCGATGCCGGCCATGCGGGCGCCGGTGCTGAAGCCTCCAGCGCCGGCGAACAGGTCGATTGCTTTCATGCGGGTTCCAGATATGAAGAAGCCCGCATCAGCGGGCTTGGTGGGTTAGGGTGGGGCGGTCAGACAGGCGCATTTTCCTGCGCTTTCACGGGCTTGCCGCAGACCGGGCAGAACGCGCACATGAACGACGTTTCTTTGCCTTTTCGGTAGCCGGACTTGTCCGCCTTCACCGTGTAGATCAGGCGAGGAACCTCATCCAATGTGGCCCCGAACACCATTGCGATTGATTGACACTCGACCGTCGCAGGCTTGCCCAACTTCTCGCTGTAATGCTTGGCCAGCTTGGGTTCGAGGTCGCGCATACATGTGCATTGCATATGGTTCTCCAGACATAAAAAATCCCGCCGGGCGGGATCAGGGTTTTCGGTAAGTCTTGCGTATGTCCAAACTGATTGACCGCCCGCGTCGCCGCAGTGCATTGGCCAGTCTGCACCGGTCGTGATGGCTGTTCGTCGCCTGACCGAGCAATCCGAAGTACGAATTTGCCGTTTCAAACAGGTCGACTTTATCGATGTCAACCACGCGCCGAATTGGCGCGATAGATCAAGACAACAAGCTCCAAGCATTCGCCGTCCAGCCGCTTCCCGTGGTCGCGGTAATTGCGCGGGAATTGACTGGCAAGCTTTTTGACTAAAATGGTGAGGTCGTAGGTCACCTTGTAGATCGGCAATTCGGAATGCAAAGACATAAGTCAAAACCTGCGCGGGCGAGCCCGCGCTTAAATGGATGAAGTGCTAAATGAACAATCTGCGGACGGCCAGCGCGCGCACCTCGTAGTCCTTGCTGATGTGGTATGGGCTGCCATCAGCGAAGACCTGGTCGTATGCGCTGCTCGGGCTGTACTGCGTGCTGGTGAGATACCAGCCCTTCGGAAACAGCGCCGCCATGTTGATTTCCACCAGCGCCAGCTCGCGCCGCGCCGGGAGGTAGAAATCGCTGAGGCCGTCGATGACGAGGCCTCGGGCCCATTCCGCCGCCGGATGTTCGTGCTCCGATTCAACCAATGCCTTGGCATTGGCCCATCCATCCCAGTGGCTTTTCGCCCCCGGTTCGTCTTTGCCGTAACCGCCCCAAGCGATTTTCGCAATCTGGCCATCCGGATGCTCGGCGACGATCACGTAATACGGACGCGACCCGTCGGGTGGCACGATCAGCCCGGCGTTTTTTCCGCCTTGTCCCGGCCAGAGTTCGCCAGGGAGCGGCGTGCGCCCCATGTGCGATGTAAATATAGCTGCTTGGCTTTGCCGAGGTTCGGCGGTGCTTGCGTCGGCTGGCGCAAAATTGATGGTCAAGTTCTGGATGGACAACTCGAATTTCGATCCCATTCGTTTACTCCTGAAAAGGCAAACCCGGCTGGCGCCGGGTTAAATTGAAAAATGACTTAATGGATGATGTGAATCGTGCGGACGGCGCGCACCCGCGCCTCATTTTCCTTAGTGGTGCTGGTTGTGCCGCCACCGGTGAAACTCTGAATCCAGGCGCGGCTGGACGAAAACTGCGTTGATGCCCAGTACCACTCGGCCTGCAAGGCGTGCTCATCGCCCTCACGGAAGCCTTCGATAGCGGTCTGTGTCGGGGACTGCTCCGTGTACGGGTAGCCGAGCGGAAGGCTGGAAGTGTTGTCGCCGTCGCGGAACGAGCACGAATTGGCACGCGTGGTCGGTTTGAAATGGCGGTATAGCAGCTCCAGCTGGTCACGTGCCGGGATGGCCCAGTCAGTAAATCCGCCGATTTCCAGCATCAGCGCCTGCTTGGCCAGTTCGCTGCCAGCCTCGGCCATGGCGATGGTATTGGCCAGACCATCGGTGTAGCTGCGGGCACCGGAAACGTCTTGTCCGTATTCGCCCCACACGCCTTCGAGATTGCCTTCTTTCCCGGAAACGATCAGGGCGCGGGTCTCGCCGCCTTGCTTGAACAGTCCGGCGAAGAAGCCGCCTTCGAACGGGGTCAGCAGTTCGGTCGGGATAAGATGTGCTGCGATTGCTTTTTGCATGTCAGTGTACTTAGTGCCCGGTGCGGGCGTAAAAAATCCCGCAATCGCGGGCTTGAATTTCATACCCCCGCGCGCTTCGTCCGAATGGACGCCGGCGCGCTGCATGAAACCGGTGAGGGACCGGGCGGGGTGGGTGGTGTTACGCGACCTGAGCCTTGAATTTCCAGCCGTCGCGGTCATTGGCCAGATGTGCGTTGCGCTCCTCCAGCGCCTCGATCTGCCGCTCTTGCGAGGCGATCCGGGCTTTCAGCGCATCGTTCTCGATGATCAACTGCGCCAGCGACCTGTTTTCCGTGGTGTCCATAAATCCTCCGATAATGTTTTCTCATGGCGTGAAACACTCGATGTCGACTTCTCAAACTCATCCAGCCGCATCCAATCCGCCGAGTGCCTCGATCAGCCCATCAACCAGGTCGCCCAGCTCCTCGACCATCAGCGTAAGCGTGGCCTCAAACAGGCTGGCGCTGTCGTCGCCAGCCTGACTGGCTTCATCCTGCAGGACATCGAGGAACTGAATGCGCTTGAGCTGCAGCGTGTCGGTCAGCACAAAGCGCACGCGCTCGTTCCAGATCAATCCGAGCTTCGTAACCTGCTTGCCGGTGGCGATGTGCTGGCGAATTTCATCAGAGGTCAGATCCATGCGAACGCAGCGGATTACCGCACCGTTTTCGCTCGGGTCGCGCAGCTCGACTTCGGCATCCAGCTCAAAACCTTCTGGCGCTTCGCCCGCGGCCAGCCAATCGGTCATGGCGGTGTGCGGGGCAAACTTGGCGCGGGGCAAGGCAGCCGGGAACGGCGGCAGAGCCTCACGCAGTTTGCTGACCAGCGCTTCCGCCTTGCTGGATGTGGACGTGTCGACCATCAGCCATCTGCGGCGATTGTCGATGTAGGCGTTCAGGCGGCCTTCCCGGGTGAAGGCTTTCGGTAGCAGGTCATCGGTCACCTGTTCTTTTAATGCCTGCTTTTCCTTGTGGCCAATGCCGCGATGGTCGCGCTGTTCGATCTCCAGCGCCTTTTCATCGACGGCTGCGCGGATCGTCACTACCGGCAGAACCTTGTCTTCGCGCTTGAGCGAGACCAGCAGGCAGTCGCGGGCCTTGAATACCGGGCTGCCGACGTGGCTTGCCGGCCAGACCCAGCCCTCGGTAAACCAGTCCAGTCCGGCGCATTTGGCGAACGGCGCTTTATCCAGGCGTTCGGACAATGCCGCGCCGTCGACCGGGGCGGACAGGCGGAAAATTGAAAGTTGTTTGAACCAGGTCATGCGGCCTCCTGCTGTGCGCGCGCCGATGCGATAAAGGCTTCGGCATTCTTGATGGCACGTTCGCGGTGAATGTTGCTGCCGTCCCTGATGGATTCGATCAGGTCGAGCATGAGCTTGATGTGCTCGGGGTCGTCGCGGAGCGGGGCTGGTGCGGGCGCCGTTGCCACTGACGTGAGCTTGGGCGGCACAACCGCAATCGGTGCGGGTGCGGCTTCAACGACAACCGGCGCCGGCTTCGGCAGGGCAGCCAGTTCGTCCTGCTGCCGCTTGATTTCAGCCTGTTGAGCTGCGAGGGCGTCGGCCTGAGTCTTGGCTGCACGCTCTTGCTCGACCCGGGCCGCGCCCAGCTTCCGGCGTTCTTCTGCAATAGCCGCAGACTCTGCGTCGCGTTGGATCTTGGCTTTGCGCTCCTGCTCTGCGCGCTCGTCAGCCAGTCGCTTGCGCTCGGCAGCAAGGGCGGCGGCGTCGGCCGCTTGCTGCTTGCGCTGGCGCTCAAATTCGTCGCGTTCCGCCTTGGCCCGAGCCTGCTCGGCTTCGGCCTCCTTGGCGCTGGTCAGCGCCAGATCCAGTTTTTCGAGCGCGGATTGCTTGGCTGACGCGGCGGTGGTGGTAAATTCTTCGAAGCTCGCGTCGATCTCGACTGCCGTGACTGTCTCGATTGCGCCCTGAATGTGTTCCGCCGACTTGCCGATGCAGTCCAGCGCCACCAGTCCGAATGCGTCGATTCGGAATTTAATGGCGTCGATGCGCTCGGCTTCGATGCGCGCTTTCTCGGCTTTGATGGCCTCTTTACGCGCATCTTCGTCTTTGATGAGGGCGTCGAACCGGGCTTCGTACGGCGTAACCTCGGCCTCCAGCGCCTTATAGTGCGAGTCAATCAGTTTGCCGATTTCGAGGATCGGTGCTTTGCGCTGCTGGCGCGTGGCGTTGGCGCCTGTGCGAATACCCTTGAACGTCGCGCGATGGGTCGTCGCCAGCTTGTAGCCCGCCGGGGTGGTGACGTCGATCTCTGCCGGAATGGCTGCGATAGCCAGCGCCAGCGCCGTGTGATGGCCGGCATAGACGGCGGTGACGTAGGTCACCGGGTCGATGGTTAGCAGATCGCGCGATGCGATCTCGGCCGGCTCGACCAGGGCGACGCCGGTTTGTTCGGGTTGTTCCATGGCTTTCTCCACGAAAAACCCCGCCGAAGCGGGGCTGATTATTTGGTGAGCGCGGCGCGGAGTCGCGGTTCGATGTTGGGCTGATTCAACAGCCATTTGACGTAATCGCGCGGAACCTGCGACAGCGGCACGCCGGCATGCTTGCCGAACGGCATTGCCACCGGCACCAGTGCGTGCTCGGACAGCTCGTGCAACTCCTGCCAGCTCGTCACTTTCAGGTCATTCAGCAGCGCCAGTAGGATCTCGCGGCAGATACCGACGTCAGCCAGGGCGCTGTGAGCGCTGCGCAATACCTCGCGCGCCGCTTTGCCCTTGAGGTAGTACAGCAGGGCGCTTTGCGTGTGGCTGTCGAGTGATGGCCATGCCATCCGCGCCAGCGCCAGGGTGTCGATCAACTTGACCGGCGGCTTGCCGATGACGATCCAGTCGAAGCCGTCGACGTTGTGGCCGATTAAGTAATCGGTCGGCGGCAGCGCGAAATTCGTGTGCGACGGGCAGTCCACCAGGTCATCCGGATGAATGTGGTGCGTAGCCAGCGCGCCGAGGTTGATGCGTTTGGTCGGGTTGTAGCGCTGTTCAAACCGGTCAATAACTGCGCAGACCGGCGGTTCGTCCAATTCCAGCCAGGCGGCTTCAACCACGTCAGGCAGGGCGCCGGTCTTCTTGTCGATGTGGCCGGTGGTCTCAATATCAAAGATGCGTGCGGTTTGGGCCATGGTGAGCTCCGGTTAAATGCAGTGAATAATGACGCGGTTTTCAAGCCCGATCGGGGAAAATGGTATATCGTCGTCGATGTCGTTATATTTCTTCGGTTGAGGCTGTTCACGGCGCCCCGGCGGGGAAACCTTACTGGCGCTGCCACCCTTGAGGCGCTTGACGGGGTTTGCCGCGATCCAGTCAACACGGGCAGCCAGCCGCTTCGGCTCTTTGCATTTGTCCCCGTCCAGCACTTCGGAAGCGATCTTTTCATCCGACGGCGAGAACCAGGTGTCGAACAGGGCTTTTTCTTTCACTTCACCGCTGTCAGACAGATACTCTTCCATGCGGAAGAGGGCGCCAATCGGCTTGCCCATCAACGCCGCCAGCAGCGGAGCCCGAACAAGCTGACGGGACTGAGATGCGGCGTCCCATTTCTCGATTTCGCCCATTACCGGGTCCGGCAGATCGCGCAGTCGCAGACAGGCCATCAACGAATCCAGCTCTTGAAAGCCGCCCTCATTGTCGGTCGGCTGGTGAGTGCTCTTGTCTTCGTATGTCAGATTGCTATACCAGCGAGCTTCTTGCCCTGTCGTGGTCTTGAACGAAAACGAAATCCCGCTGGACGTCGTCTTCTGGACGTATTCAGCCACCAGCAAGGTGCCAACAAATTTACCCGGCTGCGTAATGCCGGACTGGCGGTTGTCGGCGGCGCGCGCCGATTCCGCGTTCAGGGTGCGAAAAGCCATTTGATTCTCCAGAAGTATCAGGCGGCGGCAGCTTGGCCGATCCCGTAGTAATTACAGATGGCGGCGTCGACCGCCTCCAGGTCGTTGTCGATCATCGCGGCGTCAAACAAACCCATTGGCGACTTGACGGTGTCGAACCCGCTGTTCCGGGTCGTAAAGTGGAACTGGCCATCCATAACCTTCGTGCGCAGGCAGATGGTTACCATGCCGTCCAGGGAGACTTTCTCATCGAGCATCTTCCCGATGGTCTTGATCTTCGTCATGCCGTCCGACGACGTGTCGGTGTGGCACAGGACATAGACCCGAACATCGTCAGGCAGATCCGCAGCATCCATGATGACTTTCCATGCGTGATGCCCGATCTCCGAGAACTTATCGAATCCGCGCTCGTCGGTACGGCGCATAAATTCGTTGCACATCAGGTACTGGTAATCGTCGATGACGACCCGTTTGCGCGACGTTTTTTGCATCAGCTCGATGATTTTTTGATAGTCATCCGTCACGAAAATGTTTCCCGTTTTGCAGCTCTCGCGGTTGAACAGCTTCCACGTTGCGGAGCGGAACGGAAGCGGCTTCTTGATGCACTGAATCAGCAGCGTCTCTTCGGGCGGCATATTGCGCATGCTTGCCGACTTCCCGGTCCCGGGCTCGCCAAGGATGAATGTGGTGATGCCCATGGCTTATGTCCTCGTTATGCGAAATCGGCGCCAGCCAGAGCCTTTGCCATCTCGCGTTCGAATCGGTCGTTGCGGCGCAGCGTCAGGCTGCGATCCGCGTCAGTGATGGGGCGGTTTGTCGGGCCGCCCAGAATCAGCGAGCGGACCAGCGCAATGTGACCGGCGCGCTCCTTGCTCGCCCTGGGCGGCACATCCAGCGGCGCCATCAGTCGAACCGACTACTGTAGTTGGCGTCTGAGCCGACGACGCGGCGCGGGGCGTTCTTGCGCTTGTCCTCAGCCATGAACACCATTTGCGCGGTCGCCTTTTTGATGCGCTGCAGGCCAACTTCGCTGTAGTCGTCAACGGGCGGCGACTTGTACGTCACGCCGTCAATCTGAATGAAGATGAAAATTTCGCCGCCGCCCATTATCTCTACATCCACATCGCAAAAATTCGGGAGCATCGCCTCGACCTTCTGCTTGAACTGCCCAGCGATGTAAACGGGGTCGCAGTCCGAATCGCCACCGGGCTTTTCGCCCCATTCGATGTCAAATTCACCCATTTTGCTCATGATCAACCCCATTGCGTTTGAATCAGGCCGTAGGCGATGAAGATGATCACCGCCAAAACCACGGCGCCAATACGATTTTTGACAGAAGCCTTCATGCCGGCCTCCCTTGAATACCCACGACCCGCCCGATGGAATCCAGCACCATCAGCTGGGCATCACAGACGTGATGGGCGAGCGCTGGCACGGTGTAGCGCGTGCCGTCGCGCTCAACGACAGTGATCAGATAAGGCTTCATGCCATCTCCTTGCAGCGCCTTGGCCACTGCGCGTTGTCTGCCCGCTGGTAAGCCATGACGGACGGCTCAAGGCACGTTTTGATGATTGCCGCGATCTCGTCCGGCCCATCTCCGCGCCGATACGCCATAATCAGCCGGCTGGCGTCGATCACTACCTGGACGCGAGCGGCTGCGATGTCGTTTTCCATGCGACCTCCCAAAAAAGAAGCCCGCGCGCCGCGGGCAAACACTCACAGGATGAATTTGGCCGGACTTTCCCGGAGGTCAGCACTCTTTCCGCACCCTTGCCTATGCTCGGCCGTCGTCACGCGGCGGAACCCGCGCCCCTTGTTGGCTGACTCATTGGGGAATCCCGTGTTTACGGCAGTAGGTTGCCAGCCCAGCGGGAGGAACTTTGTTGCCAAAATCGCCTGTCACGCGCCTTTGGAAACCGGCCTCACTCCCCAGTAAGGCCGTGCTGAGTTGTCCTTGCCCATCCCGATGCAGTTACATGATCGTCTCCCGGTGAGATACGCGGTCTTGCGTGGCGTCCGCGCTGCCCTTGAATCGGTACTGCTGTCCCATGAAGGCCGTTTCGGCTTACGCGCCCCTTCTGCCGTAGCTTCCGCTGCTGCGAACAGGCCTTCATGAGCCGCCTATTGCCAAGCGGCCAGCCTTTAAAACTCAATGTCGTCCATCGGGTCATCCAGCGGGGGCGACGGCGCGTCCGTCACTACCGGGCCGCGAATAACCTTGAAGCCAGGGCGCTCGCCGTAGAGCAGATAATTGCCGATAAAGCGACTCGTGTTAAAGACCACCGGCTTAAACCAGACGATGGAGTACGGCGCAAAAACGACGCATTCCGCGTCGTCGAAGTCGATCGTTTCGTTCATTCCGCTCTCCTGTTGATCACCACAACGTCCTCAGTCGAAGCTGTTGTGGTGATGGCCCGTCGCCAGGCCACCGGTACTTCGCGATGTGTATAGCTGCTTGTGCGTTACCCGGGCGCTAACCGGTCAGTACCCCGTGCGTTGATCGCTATCCGTGACCGGGAACCTCGCCTCGCCACCTCCACCCGTTCGCTTCCGTTGTTGGGTCGCCTGGCCGTGGTCGCCAGTGCTGCATTCACTTCGTTCACCCGTTACTCGCCACGGTTTGATTGGCGCATCACGTGTTTCATTACCTGGCTTTTCGTCGCCCGATTCGCACGCTTCCAGCTCGCTTTGTGCTCGCTGTGTTTGCTCCCGCTTTGCCGGCGCGGGGCTGCATCTGAGGCCGGGCCTAATACGCTTTCGCGCTTCGGCTGCTAATCCCTGCAAGTTGTGTAAAGAGCGTTGCTCGGTGTTGCTGAGCTGATGGAGTGAAGATTACCTCGTGGGTAACTATAAGGCAAGACAAAAGATTACCTGCACATGGCGCGTGTGGCTTTTTTGGTTACCAAATGGGTAATTGATTGTGCGGCAAGGGCAAACTAGGAAGGGGTGAGGGCCAGGACGGCCCGTCATGTATTACGCAGATTGGAGTGCGTCGGGATTGGAACGGAGGAAATCAAGGATGGCGGCGAGGTTGCCGCGTTTTTCGACTTTGAATTTGTTGTCATGCGAGAGGGTGATGCGCAGTTCGGCGAGAAGGGGGTAAACAGAACTGCCAAGGGTTTCGGTTTCCATTGCGTGTTTCTGTAGATCGTTGAAAGAGGCAATAGGATGTCACAAACCCCTTGCAACGAACAGCGGGTAAAACAGGACATTTTTAGCGCGATATCTGACTGTGGTGCTCAGGTATTATTGGGGTTTCCAAAGAGAATATACACAAGGTGCGCCCGGCTGCGAGCCTTGTATTGCTTGATGATGCGGGCCACATGGCGCCGCACCGTCCTTGCGGTAATGCCGAGATTGGATGCTGTCTGAGTGTCGGATTGTCCGACGGCAATGCTGTCCGCTATTGACCGGTCCATATCCGTCAGCTCATACCGGAGGTCGCGTGGGGCGAGTACCCGCGAGGCGGCTGATGACATGTGCCGGTGCATCATGCCGATGATCTGACGCACCCCGGCATCCTCCTCCGCCCGCCGTCCTGCAAACGAAATGGTTACGCGGTGCGTGCCGTGGTCGTGTAAGTAGGTAAGGCCGTGCGTCATGTCGTGGCGCGCGCAGGCGGCGAGAAAGCGGGCATGGCTCGGCGTGCGGCGATTTAATGTCGCCAAACTCTTGGACCAGAGGATCGGCGTATCCGGCTTCCCGTTGAGCACGGGGTCGACGTTCGCAAAATCCGCAGCCAGGTACAGGTCGATCCACTCGTCACTCCAGCCCACGTTCAGGATGTCGGCAAAAGTAGGGTGGTGACCGCCAAGCCCAGTAACCGCAATCAAAATGGCCACATCACCGGAGAGTAGATGCTGTAGCCCGTGGCAAAATGCGCGCAGACCCTCCTTCTCCCGCGCCGTAGGTAGAGTCCCGGCCAGGCCCAGTACGGTATATGCCGTACCGGGCGGCACACTATTAAGTAGATCCATCGTTGTGCTGTCCATATCTTAAACGTAGCGCAAAGCCGCGCAATGTACAGGATATGTCCCGCCGTGCCTATCTCTTTGATTCGATAATTAATTTGATAAGTTCCGCAATTGTTTCCGGCCCCTTGTCGAGCAACTTCTCAGCCAGGTCTTGCAGGGACTCGGCGACGAGGTAGGCGCCGTCCACCTGGGTGACCGGTTCCTTTTGGCCTTTGCCGGTTTCCAGCCATGCAGGATTCACGCGCAGCGCCTTTGCTATCTGCAAAAGCCGTGTTGTAGCACGGTTTTTCCCGCTTTCAAGGTCTCGAATGGTGGATACGCTGAGGCCAGCTTTTCTGGCGAGCTGCGCTTGTGTCATGCCCAGCGCGAGTCTCGCCGCGCGCAATCGGTCTGCAAAAAAGTCCATGCAATATTGTCGAGCATGGATTGCGTGTAATAACGCTTTAAGAATGGCGGAATAACGCTATTGCTGGCACGCGGCGCCAGCAGGCGAGGCGATCAGGGGCAGGGTAGGGGAATAGGGTGGGCGTGAAAAAGCCCACACTGGGGCGGGCTGATTGGAGCGAATTATGACTGATTACTGATCGGGATGCGTTTTCTTGATCTGATCGAGCAGGGCTTGAGTGTCTTTTAGTTGCTGCATCACCTGGGTCTGCGCGGCAGAAGTGTTCTTGCCGGATTCAAACGAGGCGACCATGTTGCTCAATACGGTTGCGTTGAACGCGGCTACCCCGAGGACAATGGCGAGGACGGCGGATATGCCGGTGACAATGATTGTAGTCTTTAGGCTCTTGATGGACGCCTGAGTGTCCTTGTTAGCCTCGACAAAGGCATCCATTTTATCTTCGATGCGCGAAACCCTGGCATCCATCTTGGCTTCGATGGTTTCCAGTTTGGCGTCGAGCAGTTCGACTGTGACAGGTGTGCTCATAGTGACATTATGGGTCAGGTCGCCTTCGCCATCAACCCCGGCCACCCCTTGCTGCGGTTGCCATATATTGAGACTGATAACTTTACTTGCCGGCATCGTTGCCATCCTCCTCGCTGTAGCCTTGATCGACATACCCCAACTCAACGTACATGTGATAGAAAACCTTCGAGAAAGTCATGACATAAGAGCAGTTGTCGCATATGAGCATTATCAGTTGAGTATTAAACCGCTCAAGTTTGTTGTTATTGCCGGGAACTGTCGTGGTTCCGGGTATGAATGCTTCGATCTGAACGGGTTCATGACCCGGAATCTCAGCCCGATGGCCCCACGTGAAGTTCTCACTGTTCCCGCATATCGGGCAGCCCTTGAAGCCTTTTTGCTTCAAATGATTCATGAATTTTTCCATACTGCCCCTTGAGTGTTATTCCAAAATCCGGTAGTGAAACAGCCCGCAATCGTGGGTGGTGGCGGCCGGCTACATCCGGGCGAGGAGCTCTCGCTTTTTGTTTTCAAACTCATCGTCCGTCAGTACGCCGGCGCTATGCAGATCCTTGAGGCCAGAAACGGCTTTCAAGATTGACTCGTGCGAGCCGCCTTTGGGTTCTTGCATTGCCGGGGCGACTTGGGCGTGCATTCCGGACGTCGAAGCTCGATCCAGAATGTAAGCGGTTGCATCACGGAATTTCTGCGCCATTGCCTTGGTGTTTAGAGAAACGCAGTTCGGCGCCTTTGCCGGGTCTGTTCCCTTGGCTTGAGACCAGTAGCTCTTGTCGGTATTTTGCATGCCACCCGCCGAAAGCTCGAAGTACCCGCTCAGGAGCCCATACTTCACTTCGACCCCGGCCACCCGTGCGTATGGCAATTGAAACACGTTATTGCCAAAAAATTGCCCCGTCATGAATCCACCCTTCGCCACAATGACTCGATGGGTTGTGCAGATGAGCGCCTGCTTGAATGCGCCCTTTATCTTAATTATTACCTTTTCTTCGGCAGTCAGGAGTGTCTGCAGCTCTTTTTCAAGCCGGTCTGGAAGTTCTTCTATTAGATGGTCCATGCAGCAATCCCCTTGAGTGTCATTTTGAAATCTGGTCGTGAAAAAACCCGCAATCGCGGGTCTGTCGTTCGTTCTTGTGTTTAATCGTCCACCGGCATAACGATCCGCGCATCAACCCCCGCATGCTTCTGCAAGAGATACAGTAGGTTGGCGCCGTCAAGTAACTCGATCGGTTTGTTGTTTGCAAACTCGAATGAAGCTTTGCCGTAACCGCTCGTCGCCACCAGGATACCCTTTGACGCGCCCTCGTTCTGCATGGTGCCAAATAAGTCACGAACCGCGCTAACGCCAACGGTGTTTTTGTAGCGCTTGGCCTGGATGACAACCTTGCCGCCGAAGATCGGCCGCGGATCGTAGGCAATACAGTCCACGCCGCCGTCGCGCGATGCCTGTGTCAGCTTGGTTTCTAGCCCCATCTTCTGAAACAGATTTGTAATTAGCGACTCAAACTCACCCGGCGTCAGGTCCATTAAGTTTTGTCTTTCGTCTAACCCGGACAGAATATCGCTCTCAGTAATGAATCGCGGATCGTTCATGTTCAACTCAAGTATTGGTCGAACCGGGGCCAGCTCTGCCGGGTTGCGTGACACCGATGCGTTCAGCTGCTGCAGGCACGCCATAGGATCGACTCTACTCAGGTCAATAGCGGCGAATGTGTCTTTTGTGGTTCTGACAGAAACGACGCAATAACGAGTGTTCTGCCCTGTCGCCGGGTTGATGGTATCGACATACACACTGAGAACCGTGGTGTCGATATTGCCGTCAGTGTCAGCTTGAAATATCTCGTGCAGGCATCGCAGTGTAGTCTGCGCGATAATCGACGCGTAGATCTGCTTGCGCTGAGCGGCGAGTATCTTCGAATGGCTGAATGTGTCAGTAGCCTTTACGTGCTTCACTGCTTTTACATCAGGGGTAATCGTTTCAAATGGCGGAACATCATAGTTCACCACCAGTTGACGAGATTCAGGTGAGAAGACAATGACGGAGGACTGCGGGAAGCCCTCAGGGAGCGAACTATGGGACAAAACAGCCGAGAAATAGCCTGAAATTGCGTCCGGGTTGTGCGCGCGAAGCGCCTTCGAGCACTCATCAATTGTTTTGTTGTGTTCGTCTGCTTGGCGTTTAATGCGGGCGACTTCTGCGGTGTATTCAGCCTTGCGTGCCTCTATTTTACCGAGTCGAAGCGCCTCGTCGGCCTCGTATTTTCTGAGCGCCTGCTGGCGTTTTCGGTCTGAAGCTTCCTTTTCCCGCTCGTACTTAGCTTTTCCTCCTAGCAACATGAAAAACCAAGATGGGCGCGGGGTGACGTATTCCCAGTCTACGGGCGCGCGATTCGGCGTTTCAAGGTCTTCGAGATTTAGTACGGGAATATTGGGTTTGACAATCAGGCAGTCCAGTGAAAATTTCTTTCTACTGCGGATGCCGTCTGCAAGAATGCTGGATAGCTCTCCAATTCGAGCCTCCGCCTCTTCCGTCATGCCGGCCGCTTCCTCCGCCCTTGACTCCAGGTAATCGCGTTTGCGCTCTTTTTCGTCGCGCGCGGAAGCTATTCTTGCTTCTCGTTCGAGTCTTGCCTGCTCCCGGGCGCTCCGGGCTGCATCCCTTGCTGACGCCCTTGCTTGACGTTCAAGCTCCCTGGATAACTGGTTAAGGCCACTAAAAAATCCCCTTGCCACGGCTCGCCCCTTACTTGATGCAAAATAAAAGCCCGCATTTGCGGGCCTCCAGTATTCAGTCTTTTTTCTTCGCGTCTTGCAGATCCATTGCTCGCTGCACAATCTCAAAAATTGTAGCCCGGTCGAGGGCTGACAGTTTTGTCGCCAGATCATCAGGGGAGGACGCCTCAACAATCACATGACCGCCACCACTCAAAACCGGCGGGATGTCATCGTGCTGAACGTCCATCCACCCTTCTGATAGGTTGCGCACCACCTCAATCTTGCGCGCCATATCGTCGCCGATGTTCTTTTTCCCTGTCCTGATCCGGCTCAGGTAGTTCGATTCCACTTCTAAATCTTTTGCCAATTCCGCAGCTGCCCCTCGCGGCTCAACCAGCGATAGGAAGTTCTTCAGGCGGATTTCTTTATTTGTGAGTCCCATCCGGAAATGGTAGTTGCGATTACCCAATGGGTAAATGTGCTGTGGGGTGCTTTTGTGTTGATTTGCTTGCATATAAGTTACCCCTAGGGTAATCTTCGTCTATGAATTTCAAAGAGTTTTGGGCCGAATTAGGCCCTGAAGAAAAGCAGATGTTTGCCAACTCGGTGACCCGGAAAAAGAAGTATCTGGATCACGTTGCCGCAGGGAGAAAGCTCCCCGGCAATGACTTGGCAGTCGACATCCAAAAGAAGACGGGCCGTAAGGTTACCGTCTATGACCTTCTGCCGCTCCATGCCGAGAAGATCTGGCCAAAGGATGAATGGCAGTTGATCGAAAAATAGTTGTTTGGCGGAGACCTGCAGGCGGGGAAACCTGCTGGTCTCCTGGGGAATGAGCAAGGGCGTCGCTCACAGTTCGAATATACGGCAAGAAAATTGGAACGGATACATGAAAATGAAAGGCGAATCATGCAAGTCGATCACGTAAAGCGCCGCTTTCCCGGCTTCTTCTCGGCTATCCACGCCGACACAAGGCGCTTTCCTGACAACGGGATTACTGGCGCCGCCGAGGCAACCTCTCGCAACCCCGGGACTCTGTCCAATCAGCTCAAGCCGGATAACTACAAAGAAGCCCCGACGCTAGAGACCGCTCTGGAAATGATTGAGCTGACCCAGTCCGTTCGCACCGTCAATGCCATCGCGAGTCTTGTTGGCTGCGTCGCCGTCCGTGTCGACTCCCATTCCGCGCCCACTGACATCCGGACCTGCGCTGAGGTTTTGACGCAGCTGGCCTACAAGGTTGTGGGCTTCGGTCTTCTGGAGGGTAGCACCGGGCGCCTGACGCACACCCAGCGCGATGAGCAGGAATGCATCCTCAACGAACTAATTCAGATGGCTCTTGCATATCGCAATGGACTCAAAGGGTAGGGCGAAGCCTGCGGCCAATAACGAGCAGACAAGAAAAAGCCCACTTCATCGCGGGTGCAACCGCTCAGTGGGCTTAATCAACATTTGATGGAGTGATTATGCAAAACACACCCTCGATAGTCAATAACAACCTCACGATGTCCAGTCGCGAAATCGCGGATCTGTGCGATAAGCGACACGACAACGTGATGGCCGACATTCGCACGATGCTTGTCGACCTGAATTTGGATCTACTGAAATTTCAGGGCATCTACCTGGACGCCTACGGGCGCCAGCAACCTTGTTACGGACTTGACCGCGAGCTGACCATGACGCTCGTCACCGGTTACAGCACGCTTTTGCGCAACCGCATCGTCAAGCGCTGGATGGAGCTCGAAGCCAAGCCGGCGCCAGTTACAATCGAAGCCCCGGCGCCGCGCGGAGGCGAAATGCGTGGCATGGCCGTACTCATGGCTGCCGGCGTCATCAAGGAGCGCGCCGCCGTTGCCGCGCTGCAATGCGTAGAGCGCGAGACGGGCGCTGACCTGACCGACTTCTATGCCGCCCTCCCGAACGTCGCCAGTGACCGCGCTGGCACCCTCAATGCAACCGATATCGCCGAGTCCATGGGCTGGTGCGGATTGAACAACAAACCGAACGCCCGTGTTGCCAATGTGAAGCTGGCCGAGGCCGGACTGCAGGAACAGATCAACGGCGAATGGAAGCTGACCGACAAAGGCCAACAGCACGCCGAATACCGCCCCGTCGCCACCGGGCGCTCGTCCAAGATGCAAATCCAGTGGAAGCCGTCCGTGCTGACCGTGCTGAAAGAAAAAGCGGGGGTGGCTGCATGAGTATCAAGCTGATGTCCCGCGCCTGGGAAATGGAAATCCCCACTGGACAAAAAATGATCCTCCTGGCACTGGCCGACCGCGCCAGCGACGAGGGTGAGTGCTGGCCGGGGAATGACGAATTGAAGCGCAAGGGCAGCATGTCCAGCCGCTCGGTGGTAAGCCACATTGATTGGCTTGAAGACCATGGCCTGGTGCGCATTGAGCGTCGACAGAAAGGGAATCTTCGCCAGTCGAATCGCTACATCGTCACACTCGATTCGTATGTAGCGGCCGGCGGGCTGGTTAGATCAGAAAGTGCAAATTCTGCACATGCAACCGTTGCACATGCAAATTTTGCACATGCAGAATCTGCACCCCCGAATGTGCAAAATTTTCCAGTTGAAAGTGCAAATTCTGCACATTCCTTTAATGAAGATCCGTCATTGAACCATCAGTTAGATCCATCACTGGTGCAGGCAGCTGCTGACGCAGTGCCTAGGCCCCGCAATACTCGTCCGAAATCAGAGCCCAACCCCCTGAACGTCGATACGTGGAAAGCCTACAAGGCCGCCTACGTTGTTCGCTACGGCGTGCCGCCCGTCCGGAACCAGAAGGTCAACGGACAGCTCGCCAATCTGGTGAAACGCTTGGGCGCCAATGCCCCTCAGGTTGCCGCGTTCTACGTCGAGAGCGGTAACGGGTACTACGTCAGCCGTGGCCACTCTGCTGACTGCCTGCTGGCTGACGCCGAGAAGCTACACACCGAGTGGGCGACCGGGCGCCGGGTGACCCAGTCCACGGCTCGCCAAGCCGATGCCACGCAAGCCAATCTCGAAACCCACAACGGCGCGCTTGAAATCCTGCGTCAGAAGGGGCTGGCATGAGCGCCGAGAAGATTCTTGAAGCCATCACCGTAACATCTGAACTGACCGGCACCACGTTATCGGAAACGGCCAAGGCCATGATGACTGAGGACCTGCTGGCCTACCCGCTGCCCGCCGTGATGCATGCCCTGACGCGCTGCCGCAAGGAATTGACGGGACGCTTGTCGCTGGCGGCTGTACTGGATCGACTGCAGGGCTGCGATGGTCGACCCGGCGCCGAGGAGGCATGGGGGATGATCGCCGCCAGCCTGGCTGATGAGCGGGTTAGCGTGGTCTGGTCGGAGGAAATGGCCCTGGCATCTACTGCCGCATCACCGCTGATCCAGATTGGCGACAAGGTCGGCGCCCGAATGGCATTCCGTGAGACCTACGAACGGGTCATGGCTGAGGCCCGGGAAACCGGGCTGGCACCGAAGTGGACGCTATCCGCCGGCACTGATCGTGCAGGGAGGGAGAGTGCAATCAAAGTCGCCGTGCAGGCAGGGCGATTGACCACTTCTCATGCTGTCGCCCTGCTGCCGAGTGAATCCACCGAAATGCGGCACGAAATGCTGACCGGGCAGGTGCTGAGCATCGAGGACAAGCGCCGCGCGGCCATTGCTCTTGGGAAGATTCAGGGACTGCTGGCGGCGAAGATTTCGCAAGGGGAAACGGCATGACCGATACCGTCTACCGCGAGTTTGAGTTGAAAAGCGAAAGCGTCGCTGGCGCGCTATGGCAGTTCCTGAAACTCAACGCAAAAGCGCTCTCAGAAGCCGGTAAGCCCCTGTGGTGCATCGTTACCAATGACGCCAAGAAGCGCAACAACCTGCAGAACGCCAGGTACTGGAAGGCAGTACTGAAACCAATTGCAGATCAAACCTGGGTGGCCGGTCGGCATTTTGAATCCAAGGCTTGGCATATCCACTATGCCGAAAAGTTCCTGCCGATGATCGAGGTTCCCATGCCAGACGGCAGTATTCGACTGGAACGCACGTCGACCACCGACCTGAAGGTCCGCTAGTTTTCGGAGTACATGCAGCAAGTTGAGGCTGATGCGGCTACTGAGCTTGGCGTCCGGTTCGATGCTGATCCGAGTCAGCGCCAGGCAGGAGGGCGTGGGTTATGACTACCAAGGCGGAGAAAGCTCACATGAACCGCGTGGCCGAGATTGGCTGTATCGCCTGCCGCAAAGTCGGCTTCTACGGCACGCCGGCAGAGCTGCATCACATCCGCGAGACGGCCGGTATGGGTCAGCGATCTGATGCTGATGAGGTTATCCCGCTCTGCCCAGCGCATCACCGAGGAATCATGCATCCGGCCGTGCCGAGTATCCACCTTGCGCGCAAGGCGTTCATGCGCCAGTTCGGCAAAGAAGCCGATCTGGTTGGAGAAGTGAATGAGATTTTGAACCCAAGGGGAATGGCGGCATGAGGCGAACAGGAATGAGAAAGCGGGTATACCGCGTGGCACTGGCCGTGGTGGTGGCCTGCACCGTGATATTTCCGTTGGCGATGGGGCTGCGGTGATCTGGCACCGGGTGACGGATCTGTGTATCGAGTCCGGCGCCTGGCGGATTTTTCGATATCCGATGGGCGACCCGGAATATTTCGAATTGTGGTGCTGGCCGAAGTTTATCGGGCGGTTTGATACATCGGAACAAGCAAAGGGGAGTGCATTAAGTGGAGCAAAGCAATCAGCAGGAGGTTGACCCGACTGGCACCGATCAGCACCAGCCCGGCGCAAAGTTGGACGCAGGCAAGGTACGGCCAGACCTGATCCTGTCCGGCATGCCGCGCGCGCTGCTGGCGGTCGCCCAGGTAGCCACGTTCGGCGCCGCGAAATACACAGAGGGCGGCTGGCAGGCTGTGCCGGATGGAATCAAGCGCTACACCGCCGCTATGGATCGCCACCGTCTCAAAGAGACGTTCGAACCGGTTGATGCCGATTCGGGTATTGCCCATCAGGCGCACCTCGCATGGAACGCGCTGGCGCGGCTGGAATTGATGTTGCGGGAGGTTGTATGAGGCACGCAGTATGTCCGCCAGTGTTTACCACGGCGATTTGGATTGAGCTGGCCGTCTTCGTCGCGATGTGGGCGGGCGCGATGTGGGCGATTCATCGGATGGAGCGGGATTTCGAGGAGGGGAAGAAATGAAAGTGACAATCACCGAAGGGCTGATCCTGATCGAGGGCTTTGACCGGCCGGCGACTGCCGGGGCAGTGGGCCACTCGTGCCGCACCGCCGCGCAAGAGGCCGCGGCCTGGGCCGTGAAGCGACTGGGCGAGGAGATGGAAAAGTCGCTCGCCTTCTACCGGACCGGCGAGCCGATCGACAACATTGCGACGGGCGATTAAATGACCAGTGCTACGGAGCGCATGCAGGCGCTGGGGCGACTCAAGACCGGCGCCATGAACAAAACCGAAGCCGCGTACGCGCAACTGCTGGAGATGCGCCGCCAGGCCGGCGAGGTCGATTGGTACAAGTTCGAGGGTATCAAGTTCCGACTGGCTGACAACACGTTCTTCACTGTTGATTTTGCCGTTATGAGAAGCGATGGCGTTATGGAGATGCATGAGGTTAAAGGCTTCATGCTTGATGACGCAAATGTGAAGATAAAAGTTGCGGCATCGCTGTATCCGTTTGTCTTCAAAGTTATTCGAAAAGGAAGGGGCGGATCATGGCAAGTGACCGAGATATAGAGCGCTTTCTGGCGAAGGCGATCAAAAGGGATAGTGGCTGCTGGGACTGGGTTGCTGGCAAGAAGGGCGGCGGATACGGGGTCTTTTATCTGAACGGCAAGGTGAGAGGGGCGCACCGAGCCTCGCTATTTCTTTTTAAAGGCCATGATCTCGATACCCCGCTTGACGCCATGCATTCTTGCGACAACCCAGCATGCGTCAACCCGGATCACCTTGTTTATGGATCTAGGACGGAAAACATGCGTGACGCATCAACTAAAGGGCGAATTGTCAGGGCTCAGGATTGGCATGGTGAGCAGAATCCAAAATCAAAATTGTCGAGTAGGCAAGTTCAGGAAATTATCTGCTTGGCGGCGAGTGGTTCAACAAGAACCGAGATCTCGGCAAGGTTCAAGGTATCTGACGTTAGGGTCTCTCAGATTCTAAAGTCAGCAGGGATGTCTTCTGCGCTAACGGCAACTGAGGCGGCGGCTCGGGTGCGCCGCGCGAAAACGCATTGCAAGCGCGGGCATCCGTTGAGTGGCGATAACCTTCGAATTAATACAAACGGGGGCAGAATCTGCATCCAATGCAACAAGGCAAATGCATTGGCAAGGAAGACAAAGAAGGACGGCGGCGGCTGGGCGGTAGAAGAATTTTGATTATTGGGGCGTAATTCAAAAAGGGGCGGGCAAGGGCGATGATGTATCTAAACGACGAGCATGCAATTCGAAAATGTTTCGAAACATTGGAGCGCAACGGGCTGAAAATCGCCACCTACGGGGAGAATGTGCCGTCAACCGGCAGCAAGCTGAGCATTGGGGAATGCCACGTCAATGCTGCCTGGGTGATTAAATGGTTGATGGAGCTGCCAGCGCATCAGGGGCTGGTGCTGCGGCTGAAGTATGGCACCGACAATGAGACTCGCCGCGACGTGACGCTGGATCTGTCCTCGTTCGTGGTGCTGGAGATGGGGCGTGCGAGTATCAACAAAGCGCAGGCCCATTTCATTCTGTCGATGTGGGCGCAGCCTAAGCTGATTGCGAAAGAATACGCATCAGGGTGCAGGCCGGAAAAGAAGATCACGCCGGCCGATTATATTGACGCGTTCGACGTCAGTCCGGACTCGGCCACCAGGCATATCCGACGCGTGTTCGACCTGGTGGATCGCTGGCGCCGGGAGGCTATCGCCGCTGTCCACCCCAAGCTGCAAAAACTGATCAGAGAGGATTTGGCGATGGTTGCTTGACGCGAACTGCGGATTTGACTACTATAAACATGTAGTCTGCAATTTTTGCGTCTACCAGAAATCAAACCCGCCAGCGCCAAGCGTTCGCGGGTTTGATTCATTCCAGCACCACACCAAATTCATAACCCCACATCTTCACCGGTGTGGGGTTTTTTGCATCTCAGTAATCAGCAACTGACGGATAGCTGCGGCACCGACTTCACCGGCCCACGCCTTCACATCGGGCGGCACTTTGACAGTGAGAGCGACGAGGCCAGCGGCTCCGTCTTCTGCCTTGCGGCCGGCGCCCGGTCGAGCGCCTCCGCGTTTTGGTTGTTCGGCCATGTCAGTTCAGAACGAAGTCTTCGTCGAATTTTGCCTTGTGCGCAGCCATGTAGGCGTCGAGAAATTCTTGATCGGTCTCGACTGTGCCATGGATTTGCTCGCACAGCTCGTCGTCCATCAGCGCGCGCGCTGCGGCCATATCCACCGGCTTGCCATTGAGCAGTACGTCAGTAGCGACTTCGGTGACAACGATTTCGCTGGGTTCGCCCAGCCGTGCAACCATGTCCGCTTCGGACTTGTAGCCAGCATCTTGCGCTGCGATATCACGGGCTTCCTGTGCGGTTTCGGCTTCGATGATGCCAAAGTCACATGCGTTTGCTACGACGTTAAATGCTTTCATGATGCGCTCCTGAGTGAGTGGTGTTTCGTTCCGTCCTGCTATGATTGAATAGTATACCAATCAAACAGGATCCGCAAGATTTATTTGAGCCGCGCTTGCGAGTGTGGCTTTTTTGCATTCTGGGCACCCATGAAGCTATCCGTCACCATTGGCACCGACTACCAGCTGCCTACGGGCCGGTACGCGCGCTGTGTCGCCATCGAGCATCACCAGGTGTCATTCGTCTATTGCTGCTCAGGCGAGCCGGTAGCGATCCCAATGCAGCACGCATGGGAGCTATGGGGCCATCCGGCACCGTACGCTGCTTTCGAAGGGGCCGCGTCATGATCGGACTTAAGACAGAAGATCGCCAGGGTGAGCATTCACTCGGTCGGATCGCCGAGGCCGCGCACGAAAGCCGGCAGGGCGTCGAGGATCCGGAAGACTGGATTGAGGCCGGCACGCAGCAGATAACCGAAGACGAGCAATCATAGCGAGAACGCCATGCCTGATATCGAACCCCAAGTCGCCGAACACCCGGCGCACCAGTTCCTAGACGCGATTCTGGAATGTGCCAGACAGCTAGGCGGCGATGCGCAGGGTGAGCTCCA